GAACTCTGTTGTCAGCAAAGGATGGCAGTATGATACTCCCACGCAAAAGGGAGATTGCGGAATGCCCATTTTGTGCTTTGGTCCTCAAACGCCGAGGAAGATTTTGGGTTTCCATGTTGCCGTAGGCAAAACCACGCCTACGGGCAGGAGCAATCTCATGACAATGCAGTACGTCGAGTCGAAAGTTGATGCGTTCAAAACAATGTTTGTGAAGATGGACGAAACTGTAGTGCCTGAAACGGGAACGATTGAGCACATATATCTTGAAGAAATGAATGCCAGTGATGCAGTCGGAATGGTCCAGCTGCCATTTAATGCAGGAAAGTCGGAAATTACGCGTTCAATTGCTCACGGAAAGTACGGACCAGTTGCAGCAACACCAGCGTTGCTGAGGAACCAATTTCACAAGGGTGAGTTTGTTGACATCTGGAAAGCCCCTCTGACAGTAATGGAAGAGCCACAGAAATACATGGCAAATCGGGAGTTCTTGGACGCAGCAATTGAAGATACATTGATGTATCACGTGTCTGTTTGTTCGGAAACGTTTGAGAAACGTTTGTTAACTGAGGATGAGGCAGTTAATGGTTTGACTGATGCAAGAGGTCAGGCTATTGACGTGTTTTCACGTATGAACGAGAAAACTTCAGCTGGTTTCCCTTATGTTAACGAACGAGTTCTCCCTGGCAAAGCGGATTTCATGAAAAGAGGCGCGGATGGAAAGTTTTACATCACGGAACCTGTCAGAAAAAGAGTCGCAGAGCGGGAAGAGTTGGCGAAGCAAGGAATTGTTTTGTTGACTCCAGCCATTGCAGTGCCGAAAGATGAAACACGACCGCTCGGAAAAGAAGTCAAACCTCGACTTTTTGATGTTAGTCCCTTTGATATGAACATACTTGTCCGGAAGTACTTCGGAATGTTCATTGCAGAGAGTATCGCGAATCACATTCGTGGTGAATGCTCTGTTGGGATTAATGTCCACAACGATGAGTGGGCGAAGTTGCTTGCAGACTTGGATAGCGCGGACCCTGAAGGGCTCGAGTATCTTTTCGGAGATATTAAGGCCTGGGA